GAAATCTAATCTGACTTCTTTGCACCGCCAAAAGTTACTCTTGATTGCCTATTTGGATTATCGATAGGCATACTTGGATGCTGCTCCCTTAGAAGGTTGTTATCAACAGCTTCCTGTTGATCTCTCGTTTGCTGAGCGAAATATGCGTTTCGTTCCTCAACAATTTCTTCAGGTATCTTGGCTAGCAGTAATCCACCTACAGTAACCACGCCTTTCATTGCTCCGTCTTCTACAGTCGGGGCGTCAAAGTCTCCAAGTTCTTCCAGTCTTACTGGTTCATATCCTTCTCTCATTCGAGCAGATATATTCTTCTTGTCGTCTTGGCCCATAACTTCAGCACGAATCCAACGATATTTGAATCCAGCTGGGGGAGTTGGCGCGTCTAATCTAGATGGTGGTCGCCATGGCTGCCTTCTGGCAGTTTTTTCTCTAGTTTGAGATGAGCGTGAGGTTTTTGTCATTTTTTCCATATTGCTACTCCTTCACGTATTTAGCATATTCTTCTAAAGGCACACCGAGTTTTTTAGCGATTGCGACTTGCGAGGGTGTGAGTCTCACAGTTCGTTTTCCTTTGCTTGTAACAGACTTTACCGCAGGAGCCACTGTTTGGTCAACTCTTTTCTTTGGTTTTTCTGTTGCAAATTTATTAGGAAATTGTTCTCTCATCCTGCGATCGACTTCTCCATAGTATTCGTCAGATCTTGGATCATAGCCCTCTTCTTCAACGAGCCTTCTGTGAACAGCGAAAGCAGTGTACGTCATTGCTTCGTCTTGTCCAAACCACTCGTTTTTTTCTGCCCACGCCGTGGCTTTGGGATCAGCTGGTGGCGGGGCAGGATTCGGGGGTTGAGAGGGTATAGTTTGTTGAGGGATTGTTTTTGTTTCTGCAAATGTTTTAGCTTGTGCTTCAAGAGCTTCTCTTTGTATTTTTGCTCTTTCTGCATTTAAAGCAGCTTTTGCCATGGCACTTTGTGCCTCAGCTTGTATGTCTACATTGCCCTCTTCTATTGCTTTTTTTAATTTTACTTTTGCCTCTTCTATCTGTGCCAATGATTCTGACTCAAGACTAGAGACATAGTTTTGATTTGTTTCTGAATACTTTTGTTCTAGCTCGTCTGCTTTACCTTTTAAACCAGTAGCATAGTTTAAAGCAGCTTCTTCTCTTCTCTCTGCTTCTCTAAGTTTGCCTACTAATTTTGAGATTCTTTTTTGAACTTTGTCACTGTACTCTTTGTGTTCGTCGTCCGTTGACCCTTGTTCGTCGTCTTCTTGAACATCTTCGCTGACGTCCAATTCCTCAGATGAGTCATCGGTGACATAGTCGTCCTGTACAACTGTTTCATTCTGCTCTTCTTTCTCTGCTGTTTTTACTTTAGGTTCATCTAATTCAACATCAACGGATTCACCGCTGGTGTCAATGGGTACGAGTTTTTCGTCCCGTATTTGTTCTTTTTGTGCCTCTGGCATGGTTCTTGATCTCCATGGTTATTTATTTTGCAAGATGACTTACATATGTAGTATGTCAGTCGGATCCTGTATTATAGCAAGAATTTCATCATCATTCAAGAGTCTTAAATCACCGCCATCAATTTTTAATCTTGACCCCGCATAACGTGCAAAGATCACCCAATCGCCTTTTTGACACCAAGGTCCCTCTGGGAACTTACCTGGGTCGGCATACGCATCAGGGCCTGTGGCTAACACATAACCGCAAACGGTTGCTAACTGCTCTCTTTCACGAGATTGATCAGTTAAAATAATACCACCTTTACTCTTTTCAGCGCCTAAATAAGGCAATATAAGTATCCTCCAACCGGTAGGTTTTGGCAGTTTTTCAGCTATATTTTCATCAATATTGTCAGGATCAATGTATTTTGACTCTCTTTCACCGTATATTTCTTCAACTTCTTGTTGTTTTTTCTCTATCTCAACAGCCGTTTTGCCTTCCTCATCAATTTTTGCCTTTTGTTTGCGTCTTTCTTTGGCCATGCGCTCTGGTAAAATTAAATCACTCATCTTTTTCTCCTTTATCTAGTATTTCTTTAAGTTCGTCTTCCATTTCTTCCAATGCTCGGTAATGTCCAAGCATAAAATGGTAGTCGTGCTTCTCTGTGGTGCTACCTTGCATCACATATTGCGTAGTTTTTTCTTTTTTATCGCGAACAAGACGTAAAATCTTGTCACCTAACCATAGTCCGTCCATTTTTTGTTCTTACCTTTCTTTTTTTCTTGCGTTTATAGCTTGGTTTTCCACCTTTTGCTATGCCGACTGTCTTTCCGCCTTTGACCCCCACCAAAGAATACACCATTACATCTTCCTAATTCTATCCAACAACTTTTTTTTGCGTACTGTGGTAGGTGTTCCTTTTAAAAGTTGAAGCACTTTTCTTTTTCTTTCAGGTGATAACTTTTGTGTGCTCTCTGGTAATTTTGGTTTTGGTTTTTTCCTAGGACGTGGTGGTAAGACCATTCTATCTGGTTTAGGTCGTCTGTCACCCGGTTTAGGTATACGTTTAGGGGGTCTAGGTTGAAGTTGTCTGTCGCCCGGTTTAGGTATACGTTTAGGGGGTCTAGGTTGAAGTTGTCTGTCGCCCGGTTTAGGTCGTCTTTCTCCTGGTTTAGGCGCAAATCTATTTTTTTTTGGTCTATCTGGTCCCGCTCTTTTTTTACCACCTTTTCCTGTCACTTTCCGTATTGCCTCTTTTCTTTTTGGATCAACTCTGCCGCCCGTGGCTTTTAGATCTCTAAAAGCTTCTTTAAATAAAACGTCTCTAAGATCATCATCATATTTTAATAAACGTTTAGCATCTGCCTCGGAAAATTTATCTGATTTAATTCTTTGAACCTCTAATTTTTTCATCATCGGAGATAATTTTTTTTTAGGTTTTGGCTTAGGTTTGACCTTTGGCTTAGTCCTTTTAAATTTTTTTAAAATTTTTGAAATTGCCATGTTACATTTCCGATCTAATTTGTTTGAACTTTTCTAATATACCACCAATGCCAGAGTTTGCAACATTCATTACCACTGTAGGTGACTCACTCATCATCATTCCTGACATAGGCGCCATGCCGCCGTGGCCCATTTGCACTCTGCCACCATTTTGCGCTGCCATTCTAATTGGAAATAATTCTTTTAACCTGTCTAAACCTAAAGGTTCGTCTTTCGAAACAAGTTCTTCAGAGCCTCCAAAGGGAAGAGTTCTAGGTCCTCTTCTTAAAGGATCATCTACAGGAAGAGGAATAATTGGTGCCATGGGATCTCGCCCTTGCCCTCCTCTTTGATTTTCAAGAGCAGGAGCTTCTCCTATTTGTAACCCCTCAAATAGTCCTTTAAGAAAACTTTTAGGCTGTGCTGTTGAAGTTTTTGGACTAAGACCAAGTGCCGTCCCTGCATTCTTAAGCAGACCTAAAACTCCTTGTCCTCCAGTCGCGAGAGCGAGTGCTGGGTTAGCAACAAAGCTGGCTGCCCTTGCAAGTCCTGGAAGACCTTTCACGACATCACCTGCTTGTGCTCTAAGTTGATTACCTATGCTCATGCCTGTGTAATCAAAATCCCCAAGAGATCTGTTTATATCTTTTAATTGATTTAATTTATCTATTGAAAACTCTCCTGTGCCAAGTCTTTTTCTTGTTCTGTCCAATATTCCTTTTAAACCAGCAGCTGTTGGAGTCACTTGTTTAGCTTCTTGTGCTTGTATTTGTGATGCAAACAAATCGCGAAGAGCTTTTTCTCTTTGTTTGTTTTCGTTGAATTTATCAACTTGAGTTTTTGATCTTACAAGATTACCTTTACTATCTTTTAAAAAACCACTCTTTGTTTGAAAACCAGTTGCTTTGTTAAATGCATCTCTTTCTGCTTTAGCTTTTGCTTGATTTGCCTTAACTTGAGCTTTTTGTTTTTCATTTTGTGCTCTTTTTTCTGATAGTTTTTGAGAAAAACTTTTCTTTGATGTTTTTTTAGAGCTTTTCAAACCTGCGCCTTTAGCAGATTTTTTACCACCTTTTTTTCCTGAACCTAAACCACCTTTTCCAGCGGAAGTTCCTTTTCCTGGACCGCCACCACCAGAACCAGCACTGGAGCCTTGACCACCTTTGTTACCGCCACCTTGGTAGCCTCCCGGTCCTCTATAACTTTTTACACCTGCCTCTGTCATCTCACCAGAGCCGCCTTTATCTTTTAACATTTTAGCTTCTGCTGGTGTTATAAAAGCAAGCTGGTGCCCTTTAGGTGCAGCCTTATTTATTTTTTTTCTGGCTTGATCGTACGATATTGCTTTTTCTACTGCCATTGTTATATTCCTTTGTTAAAAGCGTCTTGTATATTTTTAGTCATTTTCTCTGCCTTGTCTAAAACTTTTTGTTGTGTTTCTCTTTCCAACTTTTCTATAGCAATCGCAGACCTAAGAGCCACGGCATCTTTTTGTTGGTCTATTTTTGCTTTGTCTGTTTTTTCTTTATTTTCCATTTTTTCTTTTTCAACAGAAAGTTTGGCTTGTGATTCTTTTAAATCTTGTTGAGATTCCTGAGCTTTTATTTGAAGCTCAAGTTCTTTTAATTTAACTAATGGATCTTCTTGTGATGCAGAAACAAGTTCATCAATATTTTCCATAAACTCTGTAATAAGTTCTGCTTCTCTTTGAGCAACTTTTGTTTGCATCTCCATCATTACTTGTTGCATCATTTGCTGTTGTTGAGGAGCCATTGGTTGTCCTTGTTGCGCAGCTTGCATCTGTTGCATTTGAGGCGCCATTTGTTCTTGGACTTCTTCCTGAGCTTTTAAAGATATGTGCTGCATAATATGTGCTTGTGTATTAGCAAAAGTTTGCGGATTAGATTTCACAACTAAACTGCCTAGCAAGGCTATGTGAGCTACGATGTGTGCGTCATGATTTTGTCCAGGAAAAGCTTGAGCAGTTTTACCAGAAGTCAATTCTGCATTTTCTAGTGCAGGATCTTTTGGTTGCGGTTGAGGAGGCGGAGGCATAATGGCCTCTATGTTTTGCACTCCCATAGCTTCGTACATTCGACGATACGCTTCATGAATGTTGTGCATTTGTGGTGCAGCTTGTGCTAGTTGCAATTGTTGTTGTGCAAGTGTTACACGTTGAGTAACAGAAAAAATGTTAGGGTCAGAAACAGGAATGACATCTATTCTTTGATCAAAGTCTTGTGCTTTTACAGCTTGATTGCCGCCCACAACTTGATACGGATATACAGGGGGCAGTGTGTCTGCAAAAAGTTTTGCAAGTAATTTAAATTCTTTGCCTTGGGCTGAGTGCATTCTTTTGTGAATAGCAGACATTACTTTCATGCCACGTTCAAGCAACGCCATAGTTGTGCCCACAGGATTAACTTCATTGCCTTCGCCAAGTTTCATGTCAGCCACAGCTGCAAAAGATTTGCCGCTTTCAATGACAAATCCTAATAATTGAAAAAGTGTGCCTGATGGTTCTTTGTAAGGTAACGGAACTAAAGAGCTGCTGATCTCTCCAGCAGGAGCATCCACGTCTCTAAATTCTCCAGGGACTAATGGCTGATCATCATCCCGTATTCGTAAGCCCCTTGCTTTAAATCCGGAAGGTAAATTGGCGAGTGTACCAGCATCGATGAGCTGTCGTAGTATGGAGGTTGCAGACTTTGATAAACCACCCAACATGTGAATAAGACCAAAGCCATAGAAGCCAAGGCCGGGAAGAAACTTGTAATGTACGAAGTATTGTTTTTTAATTTTAAGAGCATCTTGTTCGCCGTAGTTTCTTCTTATAGATAATATTTTAGAGGAGTTCTCGTCTATACTTACGATGTACGGTAGACTTATCCCAGAACTTTCGCCTGCCTCATTGGCATCCTCATAGCCTGGAAGATCAAGATCAACATGCATTTCTAAAATCGTGTGAATGTTATCTTTTGTGTAAACTCTTTTTGCTCCATCTAATTCATCAATTCGATCTTGCACTTCGCTGTTCTCTTGATCGTAAGCTTCACCTAATTCAATGTCTGTATAAAAACCAGACGCTTGGTATTTTCTAACATCGTTAGCGGGCATCTTTATGACATGAGTAATTCTCATACAGGTAAGTAAATCTGTAGAGTCATAGGGCACTACGAGATCCTCTGATGATACAAACTTAGAAACAGGCCTTCCTAATTTGTCATCAAAATATATTTTACGAAACGCCGAGCCAGAAAGGGGGAGATGAAAAAGCATCTGATCTAGCTCGGGCTCGTACTCTTCCATGATGTGAGTAAGTTGATAATTCATAAATTCTTTAACACGTTTTGACTGAGCTTCGACCTGTGAATTGGTCATGCCCATAATCTGTGTTTTTACAGGCCCACCTGCTGGAAATAATTCTTTGTAAGATTGTGCTTGAAACTGTGTTACAGACTCTGCAAGAAGTGGATGAGATACACCAGACGCACCGGGGAAAGGTTCTGTTCTATCTTCGTTTTTAAGGCCCATCAAACTAAGCCCTTCAGCATAAGTAGAAGACCAATCTGATCGAGCTTCCTTGTCTCCTTCGTATGCTTCTAATAGTTCGTCAACAATTACAGCCAAGTCACCATCATCCATCGTCTCTGCTAAATTAGCAAAGTGACCTTGCGGCGCTTGCATCTGTCCACCAAAAGTTATAGTTGCGCCACCATCAGCATCTAGCTGTTGGTCTCCCTCCATTAATTCTATTTCTTCAGGTGAAAAATTTTCTGCCTCCAAATCAAATTTCATTTGCTCTGTTAGTGGCATATCTTTATCGATCGGCATAATTACTCCTTACTAAATAAACTTCCTATTCCAGACAAAACTTTATCAAACCCCCTTGAGAATTTATCACCAAAAGGTACATTTTCTTTATACTCTTGAAAGAAAGGTGTGTCACCATAATATTCTTTTAACTCCTCCATAGTGAACGCAGAAGGAGTTGCGGGACCTTCTTTTGGTATAACAAGCTCGTCCATCAAATACTCTGCAATTAAAGTTTGAACAGGTATTCCGTACTCTTTAGCCATATTTATATAATCAGGATCGTTAATAAGTTCTGCATAACTGTAGCCACCCATTTCTGGTATGGGGTCGTTTGCCTCAAGTCCAAACCTTTCTGGTCCCGGTCCCAGCTCTGCTGGATGAAACCCATAAAGAGCGTCTCTTTCTCCTAGGTCTCCAGCCATGACATCATACATTAAAGCGGGGGTGCCCAGTCCTAGTGTTAAAGCTTTTGACCCAACACTTGATGCAATCTTTGGCGCCGCTCTCGCAGCTCCTGTTGATAGTATACCTTCTGCTGTCGCCATTACTTTCTAGTTTCTCGCAACTGCTCATTCAATTTTTGTTTTACAAACTCAAAGTGTGGAGCCCAATCTTCATCACTACCTGTTTCAAAGTCACCGAACTCGACACCATTTATCCATATTCTATTTTTAGAAGTTTTAAAACAATACACAGTTTCAACCGTATCGGTTGCCACAGCACGTTCACTATTTTCAACTTCAATAAACTGGTTGTCTTCAATAACCCAATGTGATCCAGAGACTTTAACGCCCTTGTAGTTGTATATGCTTTCCGGTAAAAATTTCATAAGAGCTAGAACTGTTCCGCCTCTTGTCTCTTCGCCAACATCAATAGATGTAATTTCTTTTTTAGAGCCGTCAGCCATTTCAATCATGGTGCCTTTAACAAAACATCCGCGGCCACCGCCTCCTCCTCGTCCGCCACCATCGCCGCGACGACCTTCCCCGCCCCCTCTACGCACTGGTTGTGGGTTAGGTATAATGCGGTCGCGGTATTTTATAATTTCTTTAATTTGTGGTGGAGCTGCTTGCAATGCTGCAAGGTCTGCTTTTAATTTGGCAATGGCGTCTGCTTGAGATTTCGCTGCAGCTGCTGCGTTCGCTGCTGCCGTGGATGCCGCTGTGGATGATTGCTGTCGTTGTGCTCTAAGAGCTGCTTCAGCCGAGGCTTTTGCTTTGTTGGCTTCTGCCATGGCGGCTACTTTTGCATCAATCTGACCTTGATATGTTTTTGAAAGACCAGATTTTTGTGCCGCAAGTCTATCATCAAGTTCTTGTTGAGTTAGTGTGCCTGCATCTTTTCCAAAAATATCTTGTAACATTGGGAACGCTGAATCACCTGTGTACTGTGATGCATCTAAATTTCTTCTGCCGAAATCAGCTGAAGCTCCGTATCCATAGTTGTATGGATTAGGAACATTCATTGGGTTGCCCGCTTGTTGTGTCATAGCTTTTAAATCGGGTCTTGGTGGCAATAAACTTTGTAGACCTAAAGAATCTAAACCTGGAGTCGCCCCTGGTGTTTGTCCCGCTTGTAAAGCTTGCAAACCAAGAATAGATGAGACCGTCGGTAGTCCGCCTTCTTGTAAACCTACACGGCCACCGTTTGCCATTTCAATTTCAAATTCCCTAAATAAATCTGATCTAATTTGTTCAGCTAGATCATCGTCACCCATCTCCGTTGCATCTCGTAGCTGTTGTATGAGCTGCGATACTCTGTTGTTGGACATGTTCATGATGATTTTTTAGCCATAGCTTTTTTAATTTTTGTGCCTTTTTTTGTTAGGGGCTTCGTATCCTCCTAGTTGTCTCCAAAATTCGTCAAGGGCATTGTGCTTACAGATACGACAGGTACAATCTTGCACAGGGCAAGTACCATCGTTACTGCAATGACAATGGTGATTGCAGTTACTGCAAGTTTTACCTAAATAAGTCACTTTTGCAAGTGTTAATTAGCGAGCTCTTCCGCCTCGCTTAAAAGTATTTGAACGCAACGAGCCGTACAACATTTGTCCTGTGAGCTTGTTCATGCGTTCTTCTGCTTTCTTTTTTGCTGCTTTTTTAAGTTGTTGGTCTGATAATTTGCCTGCCGCTTTTCTGTCAGCCATAGCTTTGCGCATAGAATTTCTAACGCCAGGAGGCAAAGATTGTAAGACGGCCCTTGCTTCTTTTCGTTCTGCACGTTCTGCAGCTGTCAATTTTGCTGCTTTTTTCTTAGTCTTTGGCTTCGGCTTAGGTTTTGGTTTAGGCTTAGGTTTTGGCTTAGGTTTTGGCTTAGGTTTTTTAATTATCTTTTTCATAAATTTTATTACCATCTTATTTTCTCCTTGTTCTCTTTCGTCCTCTTTTTACAACTGTAATAGGACGACCCACTATGTCTGTTAAAATTTTTCCCTCTTTTGTTCGAACAGGAGTTTTTCCTGATCTATACATTTCTCTAAACGCCAGACCACGATCTGGGTTTGATTTACCTCTTTTCCTAGCTGACGATCTTACACCACGTATCGCTTCCTGTATAGCCAAAGTTTTTTCTTTCCCTTTTAACTTAGAGTCTTTTGCAACTTGTGCAATCCTTCTTGTTGCAGCGGGATTATTAGGATTTGTTTTTGGCCTTCGACCACGAAGTTCTATTGGAGCTTTAGTTTTCCTTGGCTTCGGTTTAGGTTTAGGTTTTGGTTTCGGTTTTGGCTTCGGCTTAGGTTTTGGCTTAGGTTTTTTAATTATCTTTTGGATAATTTTTTTCTTGACCATTATCTTTGCGCTTTACGTCTTTTCATTAATTCTTCTTTTGAAAGACGTGTTACTCTTTTGCCTGTTTTATCTTTTAAGAAACCTGATTTTTTAGTTTTAATAAACTTGTCATCTAAGTTTGCCAATTTCTTTTTCTTCTTCGGTCCAGACTGAACAGACTTTGTTCCTAAGTTTGGTTTCTTTTTAGGTTTTGATGCAGGTCCTTTTTTAGGAGGTTGAGCAGATTCTTTTGCTCCAGCATCTTTATTTTGTTTTAACTTTAATCCGAGAAGAGCTCCCGAACCAGCAGCACCTACGGCGAGCGCAGCTTTCTCTCCTTTAGTTATGTCTTTAAAACCTTTTATCTGACGAGTTGATCCACCTTTTTTACTTTGAGTGCCAGCTTGTGATTTTTTCTTCGGCTTAGGTTTTGGTTTAGGTCTTGGTTTAGGTGTTTTAAAACCTTTTGGTTTTTTCGGTTTTCCGATTCCAAAAATATTTTTAAAAAATTTACTCGCCATAATGTTTTCCTATTTATTTAATGTTTTGCTTGGTCTGCGACGAAACATGTGTGCTCGTTTAAGTCTTCTTGCTTTGTCTTTCCCTGCCCCCGTTATTTTGTCGGTAAGTGTTCTTTTTAATTTTTTGGTTAAAGATTTGCCTGTTACAGTTTGTACTTTTCTACCAGCAGGATCTTTTCTGGTAGTAACTTTTCCTTTTTTACCAAAACCTTTTGG